ACATGGGCCTTGACCTGGACCAGCTGACGGTTGAAGCGCGGGTGAAGCTGGAAGGTGGTGAGATGGACACGAAGGAAGGCCGGGTGTTGTCAGCAGCGAACGCAAAGCGGGTTATCGGCGCGATGGCCGCTCTATTGGACACGCTTGAGAACGCCGGGCTGGACTTGCCGGGTTGGATGAAGGTCGAAGCTGAGGAAGACGAAAAGCGATTGCACGCCTTCATTCAGGCATTCAAGGCAGTCAGTCTCGATGCACAGATGACTGCTGTGCGTGGTGCCTTCTATGCCTGGATAGAACAGAATACATCAGCCGTGACATCTTCTGAGGAAGCACCTTATCTGTGGGTGCGTGAAATTTTTGACACTTACTTGGTGGTCGAAGATGAAGGCCGACTGATGGCATATCCGTACACCGAAGACGAAGGGCGCTTCATCTTCGAAGCGCCGTATGAAGTCGAAATCATCTACAAGCCTATTGAACCAGGCATGAAGAACGTTGAACCCGTTGCACCTGAACCTGTAGAGGAAGGCCGCGACGTGTCGAATGGTGCGCTACAGGCCGAGCCGGGGGGCGCTCCCGCCACCCCACTCACCCGAGAGATGATGCGTGCCATGTGGGGGAAGATGCGCATTGAGGCGCAATTGGAGACGCAACACTAGGAGAAACACAAATGTCGCAAACACAGGTTCAAGAGCTTCAGCTTGAGGCTAAGGCCCATTGGGACAAGGCGCTTGCACTAGCGTCGAAGGACCAGGCCGAAGTCACAGGTGAGGAACGGGAGCAGTTCGTCAAGCTGTGCGATGAGGCCAAGGCGCTTGAGAAGAGGGCTGCGGACATCTCGCAGATTATCCAGGCGCAGGCCAGTCTCGCGCAGCAGATTGCTGCCAGCCCGACGCTCAACACTGGTGGCCCGGCCAAGACCGTCAAGAGCTTTGAGTCCATCGGCATGATGGCGAAGGCAATCCACGCAGCGAAGTTTAAGGGCATTCGTGACCCGCGACTTGGCGAGTTCTGGATGGAGAAGGGCGAGACACAGGTGCCAGAGCAGGGCGAAGGCGTCCAGTGGGCGTCTGAGCAGAAGGACTTGGTTGAGAACATCGGTGCATCCGGTGGCTTCCTGGTCCCGCTCCAGCAGATGACGACCGTTCTTCAGGTGCCAGGGCCGACCGCCGTGGTTCGCCCCCGGGCCACCATCGTTCCGATGACCGCCCGGCAGATTCAGTGGCCCGTTCTCGACCAGACCACCACAACCTCTGGACGTCCTCACTGGTACGGTGGTGTTCTCGCCTACTGGACTGAGGAAGGCGAGTACAAGGACGAAACGCAGCCGAGCTTCCGTCAAATCAATCTGGTTGCACACAAGCTGGTGACGTACACCGAAGCATCTGACGAACTGCTGGCCGACTCCGCGCAGTCGCTAGAAGCGCTTCTGGCGTCACTCTACCGTGGTGCAATCACTTGGTACGAAGAGGAAGCCTTCATCAACGGCACCGGGGCAGGACAGCCGCTAGGTGTCGTGCAGCCAGCGTGTGCGGCAACCATCGCGGTTGCGCGTGCGGTCGCTGGTGCAATCGGCCTGAACGACTTGGTGAACATGCTCGAAGCGTTCCACGGCTCCGATGGCATCTGGTTATGCAACAGGCGCGGCCTGTCCAACCTGATGCTGCTCAACGGTCCCGCTGCGAACCCGAGCTACGTGTTCATGCCATCGGCGCGTGACGCGATGCCAAGCACGCTGTTCGGCTATCCGCTGTTCTTCAACGAACACTGCCCGGCACTTGGCACGCGGGGCGACATCATCCTGGCCGACTGGCGTATGTATCTGGTGGGCGACCGCCAGGCGTTCACCATCGACGCATCGAAGCACTACCGCTTCCGCTACGACCTGACCAGCTGGCGCGGTGTGCATCGGGTGGATGGTCAGCCGTGGCTCAGTGCGCCGCTGACCTGGAGTGACGGTTTGACACAAACCAGCCCCTTCGTAGTTTTGGACAGCGCGGTTGCGACCTAGCTGTAGGAGATGAAATCAGGGCGGGGGTCGAAGGCTGGCCCCCGCCCCAATCAGGAGGGCTAGACGATGCCACAGTATACGGAACAGTTCACAGAAGTTCATCAGGCTTTGTTCTACGAAATCTACCAGATATACTCGCCGGGGACGTTCATCTCGCCATACGTGGCGGTCAACACCTTCCACCGGGTCGGCTTCCAAATTTTTGTGGGCAACATGGGGCCGGGCGCTGAGGTCACGTTCCAGCCGATGCAGGCGACAACGACTGCGGGGGCTGGCGCGAAGGTGGTTGCTGGCAAGGCGACGACTGAGCTTGACCAGGCAGCGGGTGACAGGCTCGACCACATCTGGATTGAGCTTCAGACTGAGGAACTTGACGTCGATGGTGGGTTCGACTGCGTGGCTCTACGGGCCATCGTGCAGGACAACCCGATTGAAGTCACGTTCTACATCTGGGGCGTCTGCCCACGCTACCCGCCTGTCCCGACGACGTTCTGGACTGAAATCGTGCAGTAGCGCACCCCCGTTCGCCGTTGCACGTTTCAGTGGGCCGACCGTGGGCCAGCGTTTCTGATACTCCTTTTGCGCAGCCCACGGTCGGTCCTAGAAAAAGGAGTTCACGTTGGCACACGTATGGGTAAAGTGTCTGACGATAGTTCGTGCTGCTGACTCGCATGGCGTCCTTCGGACCTACCAGCCGGGGGATTGGGCACAGATAGGGAAGCACCAAGCGCGGCAGCTGGTAGCACAAGGCTGCGCCGAAATCAAGAACCCGGTGAGCCGGGCGGTGGCGCTGGACTTGGGCGGCTGCGGCGTTGTGGCGTCTGGTGACACCAGAGTCGCCAAGATGCACTTGACCTTGATGTACCCGGAGCTTGAAGTGGTCGCTGGAAGCGTGCTGCCTGAGCTTCCATTCCCCCGCACGCTCATCTGGAACCCGCAGACTAAGGTTGACCTCAAGCAGCTTCCTGTGGGCTTCCACAGGCTCACGACAGGCTGGTGGGCGGCTGCGCCCCTGTTGCCGCATCCAGAGCTAGAGCACGACTACCTGACAGCGGGGATGATTGGGAGCGATGCGGAACGGGCGCTGACCCGCTCCGTGATACGCGACTTGCGCTGCCCGGTCTATGACCCTGGCTTGTTCTTCGTGCTGCGACGTCCCGAGATGGAAGTGATGATGCGGGACTGGCTTGACGAACAGGACCGGGGTAGTGATGTGCGGCTTGCGTTGCTGAGGGCCATCTACCGCCACCCGCTGCCCATCAACCCGCTGCCTTCGACGTGGTACGGGTGATGCCAACAACTGACGTTGAACTGTATCACGACGATTGCCTGAACGTGATGGGCGAGATGCTTGAAAACAGCGTGGACAGTATCGTGACTGACCCGCCCTATGGCCTGAAGTTCATGGGCAAGGAGTGGGACCACGGTGTACCGGGTGTGCCTTTCTGGAAGGCGGCGTTGAGGGTTGCTAAACCAGGGGCTATGCTACTGGCGTTTGGTGGCACGCGCACCTGGCATCGGTTGGCCTGTGCGATTGAGGATGCTGGCTGGCTGATACGCGATACGGTGATGTATGTCTATGGGCAAGGATTCCCCAAGAGCCACGACATTAGCAAGGCTATTGATAAGGTGGCTGGTGCGGAAAGGGAAGTAGTTGGTGCCAACGTGAACTACCGACCTGTTTCTGGTAGATTGGGGTACTTGGGACAATCTACATTCAGACAGACCGATGGGATGAGCGACATCACGGCCCCCGCCACCCCCGACGCCCAACTCTGGGACGGATGGGGCACAGCCTTGAAGCCAGCCTATGAGCCAATCATCATGGCGATGGCTCCCCTTGATGGCACGTTCGCCCACAATGCACTGGAGTGGGGTGTGGCCGGGTTGAACGTGGATGGGTGTAGGGTGCCAACGGATGAAGCAGTAGCTTGTCATGGCCGAACTTCTCACTTCTCTGGTGGCAATGGGGATGGTATTCCACCGATGACAAGAAGTGTCTATTCATCCAAGGGCCGCTGGCCTGCCAATCTGGTCTTGGGATGGCCCGAAGATGAGTATGAGTTGCGTAGCGACGTAACGCCAGAGCAATTGCGCGAACTGGCAGGGTGGTTAGATGAGAACGCCTAACACATCTTGTGTCATCTGTGACAGGCCACTGTATCGCAGGCCAAGCGATATGGCAAGAGCGCGATATGCAGCCTGTATGGAACACCGCGCTTTAGCACAGAAGGTGATTGGCATAACGGCTGCTCAAAAAGCAGCCCTGGAACTTGGGCGCGAGAAGGGCACCAATCACTTAGAGGGTATTCCCAAGGACGAGTTGTCAAAGCGGAAACGGTCAGTGGCGATGCTCCACTGGTGTCGTCAACACCCTGAAGCTGTCGCAGCTAGGGCACGAAAGACAAGAGGTGCCAATCACTATCGGTGGAATGGCGGCAGCAGCAAGCTCAACGTGTCTATTCGGCAAATGACGGAGTACCGCAAATGGATGGATGCGGTGAAGGCACGCGATGGGTGCTGTGTCCAGTGCGGGGAAACCGCCGAACTAGAAAGTCATCACGTTATTCCTCTTGCAGAACTGCTTACATCATTTGATATAACTTCACGACAGAATGCTAGAAAGCACAGCGATGCCCTTTGGGATTTGAATAATGGGGTAGCCCTATGCCGAAGATGCCACTATGCCGAACATGGGAGAGCGTATGCGGATTGATGCAGCTACTTATAGGCGAATGCCCCCGCAATTGCAGCGGCTATTCCGACAGCTTCCTAATCCTGGCAGCGATGAAGTGGTGGGGCTGTTTCCTGAAAGGAAGGCTGGCGTGGCCATAAGACGGCATGGGAATCAGGGATGCGGCACTTTCCCTGTGAAGATAGCGCCTGGCAGTTCTGATGTTGGCTATGGCGACAACGGCTCTGTTGCACGCTTCTTTTACACAGCTAAAGCGTCAAGGCGGGAACGGAATGCTGGCCTAGAGGCGTTGCCATCGCTCCACAAAGCCAGCATCAACAAAATGCAAGGGGCTGAAGTCTACCGAACAAGGTGTACTGTATGTGGTGCAAGTCTGCCCAATGCAACCACGGAACATTGTGGTGCTGTGACAGAACGCAGGAAAGAAACTGGCCGTGTAATGCAGAATCTCCATCCCACGGTGAAGCCCCTGGCCCTGATGGAATACCTGTGCAAGCTGACGATGACACCAACGGGCGGCGTAGTGCTCGACCCGTTCATGGGCAGCGGCACAACGGGCATCGCCTGTGTCAACATTGGGCGTGACTTCATCGGCATTGAGATTGACGAAGGCTACCTTGAAATAGCGCAACAGCGCATCGGTGCTGCTGAGGCAGAGATGGCTTCCAGGTTGCTGTGATGGCTGAACAAGGCGTCGTCTATGTCGTCTACGGGCCGAAGGCGGCGAAGGCGCTCAGGCGCAGTCTGTGTGGCCTCTGGCAGCACAATGACGTTCAGGTAGCGGTGGTTGTGCATGACTTCGGGATTGATGGGCTAGGCCCGGATGATGGCGTGACGCTGTTGAAGTTCCCCGGCCCTGTGATAGACAACGTGAAGAACTCGCGTTGGGCCAAGGTCAATATGCTGCGGCTGGTGCGGGAGCGCCTACACTGGAAGCGGGTGTTGTACCTGGACGCTGATACCGTGGTGCGCGATGACGTGATGGCCCCCTTCCAGATGGTTGAAGATGGGTGGGACATCGTGTTGGCTCCATCGGTGAACCAGGGCGACAGGCTCTTGGCACACATCGGGGCCGATGAACTCGAAGCCACGCTGTCGGAGATTGGGAATGCGCAGCCGTTACAGTTGCAAGCGGGGGTGATGTGGTTTGACGTGGAGCGATGCGCGAAGTTCTTCGACGTGTGGCGTGAGGAATGGAAGCGCTACCAGGACCAGGACCAGGCAGCGTTTCTGAGGGCGCTTCACCGTGAACCTATGAAAGTGATGCTGCTTGACCGGGCCTGGAACAGTCAGAAGGGCAGCATCATCGAGCACGCCTTCGGGAGCGCACGATAGGGAAATGGAAGCGATGGAGCAGCACCCTGGTATGTTTCCGTGGGATGGCACCTGGCTGGCCTACTTCGACCATCCATACAATCACACGGCACAGAACATGCGGCGCGTTGAGATTCCCATTGTGCGCTACCATATCGAGAAGTTCAAGCAGGGGCGCGAACGGCTGAGGATGCTTGAAGTCGGCAACGTCCTGTCACACTACCAAGAGATAGACTGGCCTGTTGTTGACTTGGAAGAACCGGGCTGCATCAACATCGACGTGATGGAGTATGAGCCTGATGAGCCAGTGGACTTCCTGGTCAGCATATCGACGGTGGAACACGTATCGGGCGAACCCAACGATGTGCTGGACAAGCTCAGGTCATTCCTTGTGCCAACAGGCCAGGCAGTCATCACCGTGCCGACGCAGTACAACAGGCATCTGGACAGACGGTTGAGAGATGGCGTGCTGACCGCTGATTGTGCAATTGCGATGCGGTACATTGGGAACGATGAGTGGGGGCATTGTAGCCTTGAAGAAGCACTTGCATCGGGTCGCCGTTCCTGTCACGACAGGTGGTGTGGTGGGCTGGTGTGCCTCTATCTGTTGAGTGGCACGCCTTCAGGGATGCTCGGTAGACAAAAGGAGTAGGAAGGATGGCGTTTCCAAGGGTCAAGATTGTGTGTCCGTCTGGAACTGACCGAGATGTACAAATTCTGTTCCGTGAGCACGCCGATGATGATTGGGTGAACCTCAATGGCGTCGTCAGCAAGATTGAATGGGAGCTAGAGGCGGGGGAGCTAGCAAGGGCGTTACTGACCATCCCGCTCCCACAGCTTGAGGCCGCTGCTGATGATGTGCGAATGGTTGTGGAGCACTACCTGAAGGAGCCTGAAAGCGTTGGTCTATGAACGTACACGTCGTTGCAGAGCGCCTACACGCAGACCGCATCTTGCCACGCCTGGCAAAGTACCTGGCTGTCGGTAACAACTGGACGCTGGCCGAAGAGCCTGACCAGAACGCCGACGCCAACTACTTCTGCAACTATCTGACGTGGCGGCAGCGCTTCAACGGCTGGAACCAGACGTGGACCAGCGCCTTTTTCACGCACCGCGACGACACTGTAGCGCTCAAGGCGCGGATTTGGGACGAAGCTGCTCGGGGCATCGACCAGTGCGTCATCTGTGCCAGCAAGTTTGAAGCCGTGCTGCCAGCGGGGAAGGTGGCCTACGCTCGGGCACCTGTCGAAGTGGACCGCTTCACCCTGAAGGAAGCGCCTGAAGGGGAGCGGCCAGTCATCGGCTTCTGTGGCTTCGTCTACAAGGATGGGCGCAAGGGCGAAGACATCGCCGGGCGCTTGGTCAAGCGGCTCGGCTCCAGCCGTTATCGGTGGGTAGCATCGGGCCGGGGTTGGCCTGTGCCTACCACGTCACGGCCTTGGGGCGAGATGCCAGCATTCTTCCAGTCGTTGAACGTGCTGGTTCTGACGTCGCGCAACGAAGGCATACCGATGCCGCCCTTGGAAGCGCTGGCCTGCGGCGTGTCGATTGTCGTGCCTCACGGCTGCGGGATGCTGGACGACTTGCCGAGCATTCCGGGCATCTTCCGCTACCAGGCTGGCGACGAAGACGAACTGCGGCGCACTGTCGAAAAGGCGGCATACAGTCGCGGCATCGACAGGGCTGCGCTGAGGCAAGTCATCGTCAACGACTACACGGTAGCGGCGTGGTGTGAGGACCACAAGCGGGTGATTGCGGAAGGGTGCCCGGCTGGTGCTCCAACGCTGTTCAGCCCCGAACGCCTAGCCGAACTGGAAGAAACCGATGAGCGCCCACCGTGGCAAGAGGCATCAGGCGTCTACATCGTGGGTTTCGGCAAGCCATCGCGGAAGTGCGCCAAGGAGTTGATTGCGAGTGTGCGCCATCGGATGCCCGGCCTTCCTGTGTGCTTCGTGGGGGCGAACGCGCTTGGCGTAGAAGACGTGTTCGTGAAGCAACCGGACAGAGACATCGGTGGCCGCATCGCCAAGATACGCGCCTATAACCTGGCCCCGCAAGACTGGAAGTACATCCTGTACCTGGATGCCGACACAGAGGCAGTCGAAGACATCGGCTTCCTGTTCCAACTGCTTGAAGACGGATGGGAAATGTCCATCTGCCGTGACATGCAGCGCTACCACACCGCCGACAAGATGCTGCGACCCGACAACCGGAGCGAAGCGAGCTTCACCTGGGATATGGTCATCAGCGCCAAAGGCACGATGCAGTTCAACGGCGGGATGATGAGCTTCAGGCGCTGCTTTGCGGTCAAGCGGTTCTTCGACCTGTGGGAAAAGGAGTGGCAGCGGTTCGGGGGCCGCGACCAGGGTGCGTTGCTCCGTGCGCTCTACCAGCAACCTGTGAAGCTTTACACACTCACGAACCACTGGAACGCGAGTGACAGATATCCGAACGTGCCAGGTCCGGGCAGCGTGGCGATATGGCATCACAGCATGAAGGCTCGGCGGTGGTCAGGCTTGATACACGACCGAATTGATAGCCCGGCAGCGTGGAGCCGGGTGAGGGAGTGGCAACGAGTCAATGGCTGAACGGCTATGGGAGTGCAAATGCTAGGCCGAAGGTTCGGGCTGTTGACGGTTGTGCTGTTGAACTACAAGCGGCCAAGGAACCTTGGGGCGATACTCGATGCGCTGGACTGCCAGCATTTGAAGTCAGAGACGATAGTGATTGACAACTCTGGTGTGCGAACGCGCAGCGATGTGGTGATAGCAGACAACGCGGGGTGCTTCGCACGGCTGCTGTTCTCGGTCTATGCCCGAACGGATTGGGTGATGTGGATTGATGACGACATCTGCCCGGCAGATGACGCATTCACATACGACGCAGTTGGGATTGCTGAAGAGCACTTGGGCGGCGTAGTAGGCATCTACGGCCACAAGGTCAATCGGCAAGCACCGCACTATGTGAAGGTGGAAAGCGCCAGCGGCAACGTGGCACTGGTCAAGGGGCGCTTGCTCCTGTTTCACAGGTCGCTGTTGGCAGACGTGCACCTATCTCGCCAGATGCTTTCGACCAACCGGGAATATCTGAAGCGGTGCGATGACCTGTATCTGAGCCTGGAGATAGGGCGCTGTGAGCCGATACATTGGGCAGACGATGGGCTGATGGGCCGAGTAGAAGCGCTGCCCGATGGTGGTGTCGGTGTATGCCGAGATGCCGTGCATTATCAGGTGCGTGAGCAGTTCTGGGCGGACTGGATTGCTGAGGTATTGGGTGCGGACTGACATCATAGTGACAGCGTGTGGGCGCAACAAGTACCTGCGGCGAACCCTGCGCGGCATACTGGAGCGAACAGATACACCACATACCATAACGCTGCTTGACGATAGCGAGAAACGCCAAGGCATCGCTGCCAATATCCTTCAGGCATTGGAGATGGCAAAGTCTGACCCATTCGTGCTGACGGACGATGACGTATTGTGTCCGCAGACTGTTCCTGATTGGCTGGAGCGTGAGCTTGCGGCGATGCAGAGCCATCCAGACCTTGCGCTATTGGCACTGAACACACCTTCTTGCAACTACCTAAGTGATAGGCGCAAGCGTCAGGGGGTAGATGGGCAAGTCACACGCTGCCTGTTCGTGCCCGGCCACTTCTTGATGATTTGGCATCAACCGCTGGAAGGTTGCACGCTGGATGACCTGGCTGGACAGTCGCCAGTGAAGAACCTGTGCAGATGGATTGCCAAGGAAGAGCGCGGCGGCGTCGGCTACCTGACAGAGACGTACTGCTGGCATTTCGGGGTGCAGTCGGCCCGGACTGATACAGACATATCAGGCATGTGTGTGGAGCCGCTTGATATGTTCACATTGGAACCCATCGGGGAATTGCGGGGATAGATGGCTGAAGGCGAGAAGCGCAAGCTCAAGCTGGTGTTGGGGTGCGGCAATCGTACCGACCCCGGCGCAATCAACCATGACCGCATCAAGCATAGCCCTGAAGTGGACGTGGTGTGGAATCTGGATGACTTGCCGTGGCCGTGGGACGATAACCAGTTCGTCGCAGTCCAGGCGTGGGCAGTCTTGGAGCACTTGAAGCTGGATCTGATGGAGTCGA